TTAAGTACAAAGAGCAAAAGAAAATTTACCAAGAAAATAATCGAAGTAGAAGATAATGCACTATGGCAAGTCAGTTACAAAAAGTAGAGGAATGGATAAAGAACTCCACAGTAGAAGAAAAACAAACTCCTTACGGAAGGGGTATGGTAAGGGCTTATGTTAAATTAAAAAAAGAAGCTAAAACAGGCGCTATACAAGTTAGCGAACCTCAAGAGAATTTACGAGAAGAAGAAGATGTAAGCGTAGGTGGTATAGTCGGTGGTATGGGTGCAGAAATTGGCATTAGTACAGCAGGCAAATACGGTGGAGCGGCAGTAGGTACTGCTATTCTTCCAGGAGTAGGTACTGCCATTGGTTATGCAGTAGGTGCTATTGGTTCTGGTATAGCAGGAAGTTTTGCTGCACAGAAAGCAGAAGGCAGAGATACACTAAGTTGGGGACGTGCAATATCTGCAGGTCTAATTAATTTAATACCTGTTCCAGGAGCGCAATCAATAAAGGTTCTTGGTAAGAGCGCAGGTAAGGGTTTATCTAAGTTAGCCGAAAAGGGTATAAAGTACGGAGCGACAGAAGGTGCGCTTACAGGTGCAGTCGAGGCTCAAGCTACATCTATTATAGACACAGGTAAAATGGCTAGTGCTACCGAAACTGCTACATATGCAGGTCTAGGTGCTACGTTTGGAGCAGGTCTAGGTTTTGCGGGTAAAAAGTTAGCTAATAAACTAAAGGGTAAAACTCCCGATGAGATAGAGCAGATTATATTTACTACACCAGAAGGTAAGACGGCTGCAAAAGAATTTACATTTGATGGGTACAAGGGTGACCACAATGCACCATCCTATGTTTTGGATAGAGAGTTTGAGAGAAGTCGTAATATGTTAATCTCCGATGAATCTATACAGCAATTAAATTTTAATTATAACCCAGACTCAGTAGGAACACTTGGTAAAATATATAACAAGTTACCACAGGCTTGGAAGAATAAAATAGCTATGGCTACTCCTTCGTTAGTCGGTAGAAATATCGCAGATATAGGAATAGATTACAAGAACGCAATCAAAGCAGGAGAAGCATTAGGTAGCCGTACTGCCAAGGCCGTTGCTAGGGAGATAGAATTAGACCCTGCATCTAAACCATCCTTTGATAGGTTTTTTGCTACTGGACAAGTAGATAATATACTAAAAGATAAAAAAATAGTTGGTACACTAAGTGAGTACAGAAGTTTTGTAAGCGAGCAACAGAAAAATTTAATACAACTTATTGACGATGATGCAATTAAAGGACTGACTCCAGAAAATAAAATGTATCTACGTGCAAAGATACAGCAATCTTTAGATGATGGTACTTATATGGCAAGAGAGTACGAGATGTATACTAATGCAGATTTCGTAATAGATGCTGCTAAAAAAGAAAAAGCCATTAAAGAATTACAGAAACAATTGGATAATAAAGAAGATGTTAATATTGACATAGAAGAATTTAATCCAGAGACAGGGGACTTTACTTATGAAGGTGCTGAAAACATGTTTGGAAATAAAAAGCAGTATTCAAACAATAGAGAAAAAGCAGAAGATATAATAAATAAAATTATTTCTGGAGCTAAAGCTAAACATCGAGGTAAACGGATGAAATCTGGTCAAGCTGTAAACGCTCCTATTAGAGCAAGGAACTTAACCGAAGACGCTAATTTCGCACTAATGGATATGATGGGCGTAATCAGAGACCCAGGAGAAAAGGCTAGAGGAACTGTTGATAGATTAACCAAGCTCGTTGCACGCTCAACTAGTGACAAGAGAATGGTAGAAATGCTAGAACAGATGGGTCTTGCTAGTAGGAAACAGGTAGAAGGTACAGAACCATTGCATTTACTTGGTGGAGAAAGTGGATTGTACGCTACTCAAGATGTTGATATAGCTGTGCAGCAATTATACGCAAGTGACTTTATAGTAAAAAACATCAATGCCCTTCAAGATGGTATGGGGGATGTAATGAACTCTGGTATAGGTTTATCAAAGGCAGTAAAGGTTCTAGGTAATATACCTTCATATATGGTTCAGATTCCTGGTAATGCTTTTACAGTAATGCAATTAGGAATGAATCCGTTTGATGCCCCTACAATGTGGAACGCATTGCGAGTTGGTGCTAGTGACATTGATATGTTTGCAAGCAATCAAAAGATGTCTAAAGAAATTCTTGCACAAATTAAAGATGCAGAAAAATATGGCATTAAGGGAGGTAACATATTTGCATCGGATATACGTTCTAATTTAGAGCGTGGGGTAGGACCAGTAGGAGCTATGGTAGAACCATTCGCTAAAGCTTATCAAGTTCCAGATACTTCTTTTAGATTCTATGCGTGGAAACAAATGCAAGAGCAACTAAAGAAAGTGTATCCCAAAATGCGTGAAGCAAATCAAGCAGAGAACTTGAAGAATGCAGCGGCTAAGTTGGTCAATGATGTTTACCAGAACTATGATAAAGTAAATCCGTTTTTAAGATATACAACTAAGGTAGGCCTTACACCGCAGTTCGCTACATTTACAATGGAGCTTTTGAGAAATCAATATAACCAAGGTAGACAAATTAAAGATTTATTTAGGGGCAAACTAGGAAGTAATCTAGGAATAGATATGGGGCCTCCCGATATGGCTGCCTCAAGGTGGATGGGTGCAAAACGTGCAGCAAGTAGCGCGGCAGTTATAGGAGGTATGAGTGCATGGATGTCTTCGTGGGAGAAAAGCCATGGAGTAGATTCGGAAACTAAAAGTGCTTTAATAGAAACATTTACTCCAGAGTACGATGAGAACTCTCCATTGATGATGGAATTAAGTGCAGATGGTACGAAGTTTAATTATATGAATACTTCTTACCTATTGCCACAACGTATGATTAGCCAAGCTTTTACTGCAGGTTTTGATGATACTAGTGAAACCAATTTACAACAAATGATTCTACAGGAGTTCAAGGGAGAAGGTGCTTTCTTCTATCTAGGCTTACTGAAGGGTGGATATAACATAAAGGAAATCGGCAAGGAAGATAAGATTACTACAGAAGAAGGTATAAAGGCTTTCCGTGAAATAATAGACTATACTGTAGAGGATATGTTTAAGCCTGGGCAAGCTAGGGAAGTAGAAAAGTTAATAAAAGCACAGAAGCCTGGAGCAAGGTACACTACTAATCAAGTTTTCCTACGCCAAGCAGGTTGGAGGGTAAATGCTTTTGAAGTAGAACTAGCGGGCGAAAACAAAGTTCGCAATGATTATGGTAGTTTAAGACAAGAGAAGAACGCATGGGGTACAAAGTTGAGATATGAGTTAGAGCAAATGCAATCAACTCCAGGACAATTTCAAAGAGAGTACAATAAGGCTAACGAAAGTTATAAACGATTAATGCAGCGACAAAGAATGCACTACAAGAATTTATCTTTTGTTTTAGAAAAACAATATCCTGGACAAGGCCCAGAAAAAGCAGCAGAGGTAATGAAGCGAGCAGGGTTAAGTTCTAAGGAGGTAGGTTACTTGATGCTAGGAGGAGAAGTCTTACCTAATTTGCCAAAAGATAAGACGCAAAACAATGATGAGATTTTTGAATCAATGGGATTAGATTTATCTTTAAATACTGAAGCCAACAATCAAAAGATTTACAATGAAATCGGTAAAGTCGAAGACAGGTTCTTGCAAAAGAAATTAGTTAATCATTTCCGCAAAGTAAGAAGAGGGGCTAGAAAGGGTTTAAGTACCATTGAAGGTATTATAGATGCTCAAGAGACAAGTTCTCAGATAGAGATGCTGCGAGATTTATTTCCAGGCAACATCGCTTACTACAAGGAGTTATTGTCCAAGCGTGTAATAACCAAAGAGGCATACTACAAGCTAACCCAATAAAAAAACGCCCCCTTAAACCAAGAGGACGTTTTTCTACAAGAAGAAAAAAGGAATCATATGGAAGAGGAAATGATAAAACTCTCCCTGCCGTAGATTACTCTAGCGGCTTACCTTTGTTCAAATATGTTAATTAATTATAATACACAATTCAGAAACGAACTATATAAAATCATTCATAAAGGTGTACTAAGCCTCTATGCCATTTACTAAAAGCTTTTCTTTTGCCATTGTCAACTTAGTTTTAAGATTTTCTACATCTTTATTTAGTATATCGTTCTGTTTAGTGAGTGCTTCACAAGCGACTGTCATCTGGTGCAGTCCCTTAGTTAATATGTTTTCTGTTGGTTCTCTATATATTGTATCTGACATTATTGAAATCTCCCGATTTGGTTTATGAATTTAAATTTACCCATAAGGTCTCTTTCGCCCTCACGGTTTTTTGCTATTTTGTAATCTAGTTCTAGGTAAGATGTTTTCCCATCAAAAACTCTGCAGTTCTGTAGGTCTCCACCCCTAGCCCACATAAGTAATATGACATCTGCATCGTTCTCAATATCCCCACTATCCTTGAGGTCGTGCATTGATAGACCAGAGTCTCTCTTTGCTCCCTCTCTGTTGACTTGAGCCAACAAGATAACAGGAATATTTAGTTCCATTGCTAGTTGTTTAATCCTATGTGAAACTAATGCTATTCCGTCATGCTTACTCATACGAGTATCATATGGTATAAGTTGTAGGTAATCAATGACGAGTGCCTCTATTCGGTGTTTACGCTTCATTGACCTAGCCTTTGAACGTAGTTCATCTATGCCCCTAACGAAATGTTCTACTACAATCGGTGCTTCTTTAACTTTTTTGAGAGATGCAAAGACACGAGCTTTTTCGTCCTCTGTTGCTATATTCTCTCTGATTCGTTTTAGATTTACTGCACTTGCTGTTTGTACCATTCGTTTCATTAGTTGCTCTGCAGGCATCTCAAAACTAAATATACCAATCGGTATTCCGTCTTGTACTGATGCCCTTAAAACTATGTTCAAAGCCAACTGACTTTTACCACAAGAGGTAGGTGCTGAAACAACAAATACCTCTCCTTTACCAATACCACCTTCGTCAAGTTTCTCGTCCAGATGCCCGATTCCTGTGCTAAGTGCAGTAAACTTGTAACGGTTTTCTGTCATTGCAGTTAGCTTATCTTGCAATAAATCCCCTGCATCTGCAAAAGATTCTTCTGTAGCGACCCTGTCGGATATGTCAGATAGTTCATTCTCCATTGCACTTGCCGTTGTATGGGCTTCAGAACCCCCTACAATCGCCTCAATGGTTTTCCTTGACATACGGATAAGGTTACGAGCTATCGCCTTGTCACGGACGATATTGGCGTAATAACGTGCCGAAGTTACAGTCTGTACTCTATCGGCTACATATTGTATACCCATAAAGCCCTCGACCTGCTCTTCAAAGCCCATTGATTTAACCCTTTCGAGGAGAGTAATCTCATCTACTGGGTAGTTTTTCTTCTGTAGTTCCTCTATAATCTTGAATAAGATTCTAGGTCTCTCTACATAAAAATCGTCTGCAGTTAGAACCTGTGTAACATAGTCAAAGACACTTGAGTCTTCGGACTTAATTAAACAAGACACAACTGCCTCTTCCGCATCTAATGAGTACGGCTCTTGTAATGCTTTATCCATCATTTTTTTATTTATATTTTATTACTTGTACTTATCAAGCATCTTGTCGTCTATCAATTTCTTTTCCATAGCCAAATATATATCAGACCTGGCTTGTTTATAAAAATTATCAATAACTTCTTTTTTAGTTTTACCTGGTATAGATATACCTCTGCGAGCTTTCTTGTACTCGTCTATGTAATCATTTGGTTTGCTCATAAATCATTTAGTTCGTTAGGTAATTGTTTATTGGCAATCATTCGCTTAGTCTCAAGCCAACACGCCATATTCCAAAGGACTGCACCGAAGTGGTCTTCATCTACTTCACCATCCTTGCAGGCCATTAAATGCCTAAATGCGGCATCGCAATATCTGGATGTAGGAATACCCTTTTGCCAATTATCTTTTCCGTACTTACTTGCTCCGTCCTCGAATCTTCGAGCCATTGCTTTGATAGCACAGGTAGGAATCATTGAAGGTATACCTTTTCCTTTCATTGAGTCACGGACTGCACCCGTATTGAATGCAGTCCTTGCTCCAGAATCGGGCAACTCCGTCATTAGAACGGGGCCTCCTCTGTAACGGAAGAAGAAGCAACTGTCTCTTCTTTCGGTTTTGGTAATTGCATATTACCCCTAAGGTAGCGTGTGCCACCTTGAGATGTACCACTCCAAGCAGCAAGGTCATACTTTACACCATTAAATGTAAGGTATCCCTTAGTGTTTGGTTTCTTTGAACCCTCTTCTACCTCTTGTACGAATAGAACGAAGGTCATATTGTCATCATATTGTTTAGCCATAATTAGAATATATCTTTATTTTTTGTTGTTGGTTTAGAAATAGTTTTGCCGTGCGTGTTAGTTGCATCGTCATCTTTGCTATCGTCAAGATTTAGGAGTCCTCCTAAAGCGTATTTTTTTGCATAGGAATCCGAGCTACCAGTCATCTGTGCAGGTGACATTCCCTTAGATTCCGTGGCTTCACGAGCCGAAGCACTTACTGAAATACTTTCATCGCTTTCGCAGTCTGCTATTGTAACTGTAGCTTGTACATAGTTACTGCCACCGACTTCCAGTATCTCGCTTTGCATTAATAGAACGCATTGTAATTCTTTTAATGGTTGCTTGAGTGCCAATGTTATATCTTCGAGGGAACGATATTTATAATTCCCGAATTTGTTATATTGATTTTTAGATACATGCAAAGTTGTTTGCAGTACATTTAATTTTTCTTTTATGTTCATAAATTTTTAATTATATTCTTATAAAGTTTTACTCTTTCATCGGAGTTAGTGCAAGCATTAATTTCAGATTTCTTTATTCCAAAATTCTTCAATGCAAATTCTTGTTCGTGCTTCTTGAGTCTACCGAAACGCTTTCCTAGTTGCACCAATCCAGTAGGGTGCATAATGTCAGTACCAGGACTTTTTAAATATTTAACTAAGTTCTCTAAGGTCTGAATGAAATCTAAACGGCAGTTATTTTTTGCGTACCTACGCCAAGCATTGTAAACTTTACCCTCCCATGCGTTTGCCTGCCTGTGTATTACTCCACGAACTAACCCACTATCGTGGTCGTGGTCAACTACTGCATCCGTTAGTTTAATCTCGAAGATAGGACATTCCCTTGGGGCATTGGCTTCTCTCCATTCTTTTATTTTATTCTGAGTGAGGTAATTCATTGACGACTTGTATGTTTATGTAGGCTTTATTTTTCTTAACGAGCTTTGCCGCGGCTTTAGCATCATTAGCATATCTAATGGTATACCCCCTGTAATCTGGGGGCATATCATTATGCGAGTAGATAATTTCAAATTTATTCATAAAATTCTATTTATTAATGTTAGAAATGCTTTTGCTGCAGTAGCAGGAACAACGCCATTCCCTAAAGCTCTAAGTCTGTCCACCCTTGTGGAATACCCATTAGATTTTCCACCCAATCTGGATTTAACTTTAATGACTCGTTGGGCTTCCCATCCGTATTGTTCTTCGTTGGGTCTAGACGGCCAGTTATTGCTAGAGCTTCTAAGCATTTGCTCGCTTGCGTGTTCCCCTGCAGTCTGTACTGTTGTTCGTTGGCACTCGGTGTAGGAAAGTCCTTCACTTCTTGACATAGTGGTGGTTTCTGACCTCCGCCTGGATGGTTCTTTCTCTTGGCTTGTATATTGGCTAAGTCCATCACAGTCGGTGTTGACCAATTCTTCACTTGTTCCGTTAGGCAACCCTCTACATATTTTCTCCCGATGCTCTCTCTGTACTTCTTGCGTTTCTCCATTCCTTCTGGCGTTCTTTCTATGTCTATCCCCGTTGGTGTTAGCCAATTCCGTTTCACTTGGTCGCCCAAGGGTATTCCCCCCTTGTTGTTCGGACGACTGTTGTCTATTGCACCTGCCCTCGGTGTAGCCCAGTTCTCCTCGTGAGTCTCTACTGCATCTCTCAGTTTCGCCCCAAAAGTTTGATTGCTCTTGTGCCTCTTGCTCTTGAAGCCCACTTCCGTCATCTCCGTCTCGATGCGTCCCCCCTCTGCGTCCGAAGTTCTCGCTGTAGGCCAACCCAAGGATGTAAACTCGCTTTCTCTGGTGTGGCGCTCCGACTTCACTCGCTGAGAATATTCCGACCTCTGTTCTGTAACCCATTTTTTCCAATGTTCTTCCGACATATTTGACCACAGGTTCTCCTTCTCCTGTTTTGCAACTGAGTATCCCTTCGACATTTTCGAGGAAAACAATTCGAGGTTGGCACTCTTCGATTCCTTTTGCGATGTAGGGGAAAAGGTGTCTTGGGTCTTCGGTAGCTTTTTTAAGGCCTGCTTGAGAGAATGGTTGGCACGGGAATCCTCCAGATAAGATATCCACGAGTCCTCGAAACTTTCTGTAAGGGAAGGTTTTAAGGTCTGTGTAAATAGGTGCTTCATCCAAAAGACCCTTTTCAATCTTGCTTTCCAAGTTCGCGCAGCAGAATCCTTCCCTCTCCACGAAAGCGACTTCTCGCAGGTTTGGTAGAATTGTTCTAAGTCCCATTCCGATTCCTTCGTATCCTGTGCAGAGACTAAGGTGGTTAATTTTTTCGGTAGTATTATCATAGTTCATTTTAATTTTATTAATATTTTTATTGGTAGTAAAATTCCTTTGCTAAGATTATTGTCACCACCTAATCGGTCTTTATCTGTTCCTAAAAAAGGTCTAACAATATCTTTTAATTTATCTGTAGGTAAAATGATTAGTAGATGTTCAACTGCAATGCAATAAAAATCTGCATTTGTTTTTGCGATGCCACTAGGCTTGCCCCTGCATTCGTATTCAATAAATACATTGCCAGTATCTTTAGCAATGAAATCTGTCTTAACTTCAATGAGTTTATTTCTTAGGATGTCATCAAGTTCTTTTTCTTTAACTTGCCCCACCTCTAAGTCGTGACTGAAATTACTACAGAAATCCATTACTTTGCTCTCATCCAATCCATCCTGTACAATCTGTTTAAATACTTAAACCTGGTTACACCTTTTCTCATTTGAGTAAGCGACCAATTTTTATGGTAATGTTTTTTGCTTTCTGTACAGATACATACACTTGTAATTCTTGGCTCGTAATCAAGTTCAAGGTCTTGTTGCAACCACTTAGATTCTATTGCTAACTGCGTGCAATCTTTCTCTTCGTAGAACTTGCCACCTGTTCCCTTTGTATCTCTGCACTTGTAATCAAACAAATGAAACTTGCCGTCTATTTTCGCAATGAAATCTACTGACCCTGCACTATTCATTTTGTCGCAATACAATATCTTTTCACAAGCAATAGGCTCTACATTATTTTCATCAATGAAATCAATGAAAGGTTCTGCCCAAGGGTCATAAGGTGTTTCCTCATGCTCAAGGCCTTGCTCCAGGATTCTATTATTTATGATGTCCTCCAGGCGTTCGTGAACCGAAGTACCAAAATGACTAGATGAGATAAAGTCTCCCGTTGCAGGGCAGACTCTTTGTCCATACTTCAAGTCGTGTATTTCGTGAACCGACATTGCAGGGTATTCCCTTGCAAGCTCTACCAACTTTCGTGGCATCCAAATATTGTGCAAGAAATCATTCATCTGTATGCTCAATA